CAAGTATGTAAAGCCAAATAATGTTGATCCATTTTTGATAATGGTTCAGGAGAGTGGCGAACTACGCGACGATTGATCTTTTTGCGTTTGATAGGTTTTCGTGTGTTCGCCATAGGAAAATTATTGCTTACTAATTAGAACGAACAGATCATCAACACGCTTTTCAAGTCGAGAACTTTGTAATTCCAATCTGCAAACTGTGTCCTTGATTGATGAACCTCCGTTGGGCTTAAGTTCTTGCAAGTAGGATTTAATAACCCAGCGCAGACCCACTAACAAACTTGTTAATACGGCGCATACGCCAACGGATATACCAACCCACTCTTGTGCGGTCATTTCGCATTAACGCCATAATCTACTTCTTTACCGGAACTTGGATCAATTGCTTTAGCAAGCGGTGCAACTAACGCACCAAGTAATACTGCAAACTCTGGTCGGATGTCAGCAACAATTGCCAATGCAACAGTTAGACCACTTGCACCCACAGCTCTTAGATATGACTTGATTGCTGCTTTGTGTTTGTTTGATAGTTTCATTTTGCTCCTATGGTCGGGCAACAGCCATTACCAATGAGTAACTTCTGCGCTTCAGATATACGCCTTCGCCATTAGATTGACTGCCACTTTTGTCTGCTGATGTATTGCCTTCGATAACCTGCAAATACTTTAAGGCTGTATTGTTAAATTTGATTATGCCAACATGATCCGGTTCTGCATCTTTGTCAAATTGAAAGAATGCAATATCACCGGCTTTAGCCTGACCAACTGGGATTAACTTATTTGTTTCTGCAAAGAATTTAAGACCATGAGCGCAGCTTGCAAATCCTTTTTTAGATTGGGATCTGACCTTGCCACCAAGTCCTGCTTTGTCATAGCACCAAGACACAAACATGGCACACCAAGCCTGATTGTTTAGTTCATACCATTCGCCATACTTTGTATCATTGTTGCCTGTTTCGGTATAACCAATCTCAGCTTTAGCAACCTCAATTAAACTTGGCATAATCAGCCAAGTATCGTTTTAAGTTCATCAGCAGTTAAACCAATGCGCTCAAGAATTGCTGCTTTGGCAGTTTCTTTTGCTTCGGCTTCTGCTTGTTTTGCTGCTTGTGCTGCTTTGTCTGCCTCATATTGGGCAAACTCAGCATCATTCATCTCGCGATCAATAACCTCATCGGTGTCAATGTTATGAATTCGAATTGTTGGTCTTGTTGTTTTAGCCATTATTTCACCCCGTATAATTCAATTGTTCCAGCACTAAAATTTCCGCCTGTATTATCAAATACTAAAGATGTAATTGCTGTATTAGATTTATGATAACCACCACAGAAACTTGTAACGTTATCTTCTCCACCGCCTTGTGCAGCATATGATTTATGTGCTGTGCTACTTGCATAATTATCTATTGTTAATGAAAAAGCATTATTGCCACCAGCACGAAAATAAACATCACCACTACTAACTTGCCCAATCAATTCAATTCTTTGTTGATTTTTATCAATAGCAGCAGGCACAGGACTAACACCTGAATAACTTGAAAGAGTTGTATCAGCATTTAATGCAACTCTTAATACACCAGCAGCCGTTGCATTAGTAATACCAAAACCTCTTACAAATAATTGTTGATATCCACTTGGAATAGAGCCAACTGTTGTTGTTGCACCTGATAATGTTGTTGTGCTAATTAAAGTCATAGCACCACTTGAAACTGTTGCCCATGCAGGAACTCCACCGCTTACGGATAATACCTGTCCAGTTGTTCCAATTCCAAGTCTAGTATTTACATTTGATGTTGATGAGCGATAGGCAATATCGCCAAGAGTTGTTTGAGGATTTAAGTTTTTGGTTGTTGTATCAACGGATGTGCCAAGTGTGCGAATAGCTGATGCGCCATCCTTGACTAACGCGGTGTCATCCGGTGTAGTCCAGCCGTAATTAGTAGTGGTTGCCATATTGTCCTTTATCTCAGGCTACGATTGTAGCGTATTCCCATGTCAAAGTTGGATCTATTGTCTGCCATGTTTCAACGATTGGAACAGTATTCCAGCGCATAGAAACTTGACTATAAGCCACAGGCGACAAGTTAATTGTCAGGAATAATTCGTTGAACCTAGTGCTCCATGACCAGCCTTCAACATATCCTTCAAACTCACCGCCTGAAATCTGTGCCGGTAGATTTTGCAGGTTGAGCGGTTGCCCCATAAATACGCCAAGCAAATTATCCCGATCACTATTGTCAATCTCTGGATTTGTGATTGGGAAAGTAATGCTTTGGAATGCTGGCAATGGGAATGCTCTCTGGGTAATATATCGATCTGCCACAGCTTGAGCATCCACAGCTGAGTGAAGGACTGATTGAATGCTTTCGGCTTTATAACCATAAGTTGCAATTGATGTTGCAGATGTAGCTGTTTCCTGTGAGCCAAAGTTGTTGCCATAATTGATTGCAATGTCATTGCGAATATCACCTGACCTTGTAATTGTGCTAAGTCCTTGACCTAGTGCATGATTCGCACTTAAATCAACATAACCATTGGTAAGCAAATAGTTCTGCCTGTGATCTGCATCGGCATAACCAATGTTGCCTTCATTGTCCTCGTATAAATATCCAAATGCTGAGTTAGCAATAAGGCTTGCAATGTTGTAAATAGTATCTGTTTCGGCTGCTCTGTTTTCCATTGTGTATAAGCCCGGCTGATCTATCTCACCAAGTCCTAGATTTAGCGCATTCGCCCATGTTTCAGTTGCATCATATCCTGCCCAAGTTGTAGCTGCTGGCACATCGTTCCAAGTTCCAAGCAAAACGCTAGACAATAGGTCATAAATTTGGTTGCCATCCTCATCTTGTGAGATTGTGCCTAAATATAATTCTTTTGCTAACTTAACAAGTGATCCCATTGCAAGGACTGAGTATTGAATAACAGTTGCATTTGATCCAGTTGCGCCAACGCTGACAGTTATGTCTGTTATATCGCCACCAAAGATATTGACATAAGCAGCTGATGTGTCCTTGACTTGCAAAATTAAACTGTCGTTAATATCAAATGGCAATGTTTGACCAGTAAGTGCCACAAATGTAATTTGCAAATAAGATGGATTAGGTTGCTGGTAAATATCTGTTCGACCTGCCTGATGCTGGATGTCGCTTATTGCAATGTCAGTATAATCGACACCTGCGACAGTAAGTTTCCAATCGGGCGACCATGAGGTCATTATCTACCTACTGTTCCGCCGACTAATAATCCTGCTGATCTTGCTGCGCTTTGATTGAGCACACCTGCCACAGCTCTTGCAGCACCTTCGCCATCAATAGCATTTACAGTTATGTTTGTTACTCCACCGCCTGTTGTGTAACCGCCATTAGGTCGAGATGGAACTGCTGGCACTTTGGCTGATGGTGCAGGGTTAGGGATCGCACCTATATTAACTCCGGGAATGATGTTGATAACTTTAATCATTTCATTAGCAAGTGAAACAACCAAGCCAATTGCTTCTCTTAGGAATACAATAAATGATTGAATTTTGTCAATTGTGAAACCAACAAATTTTCCAAAGCCTTCAAAACTTTTACCAGTTTCATTAAGTGAATTACTTAAACCTTCATCACCTGTCAATCCTGCAATAAATCCGTTAAGTGCTGGTATGCCTTTGTCATTTAAGAATGTAATAAACTTCTCAATAAATGGCAATAAAGCAACGCCTAAACTTTCTTTTGCTTCATCAAATGCAACCTTTAAGCGATCAATTTTGCCCTGAAAGGTTTCTGCGTTTGCAGCTGCTGCGCCACCATAAAGTTCTGATAATTTAGTCTGAACTTCTGTAAAGGTTAATGTTGCAAGTTCGGCTTTAGATAATCCAAGTCCTAATCTGCCAAGAGCTGTTGTGTTGCCATCTTGAGCACGACCCAACGCATTTGCAACCGTTTCTAATTCAATGCCTTTGCCTTTACTAATGTCTAAAGCAAGGCTTAATAATCTTTGTGCTTCACCGGTATCTTTTGTGCTTACTGCCAACCTCTGCATGGCTGGTCTAAGGCTGTCATCAGCAACGCCTGTCGCTAAAGATGTCTTTAGAATGAAATCCTCAGTTGCCTTTATTTGACCCTCAGTTGCCCCTGTTGCAGTCCTTAACGCATTGGCTAACCTAAGTTGTGCAGCCTCATCCTCTATCGCAGCCTTGACCCCATCAACGGCTAATTTAGTGCCATAGGCAACGGCAGCAGCAGCAGCAACGGCAAAAGCAGCAGCAGCCTTCTTTCCAAATGCTGAAATCTTTTCGCTGTTAGTTTCAACGGCATTATCAGCTTGATTTAATTTATTCTTAAGATCATCAATATCCGCAAGGATCTTAAGCGATAAGGTTCTGGTATCTCTTGCCACTTATGCCCACTTATCCAAAATGCGGTTATACGCTGCTTCCCATTTGTTAATCAATTCAGGCTGAATTCTGCGAAGCGTTGGGTAGATAAACCAACCACGCGAACCTCTGCCTTGCCGTCCTGAATATGTAGGAAACTGTTTGAACTTATTAGATCCAAACTCAACACCACCCCATAAGGTTTGCGTGTTAGCGCCACCTGAAAATTTCTGTCGTGCGAAACCATATTTGAACTCACCGATTTTGCTGGACTTTGAAATGCTAACGCCGTCTGCAACTCTCTGCGCAACCTTGCCTGATTTTGTTCGACCTCTAGCTGCTGTTTTAATTTCCTCAGCTGCGTAAGTTGCCAACGCATTAGATTGAATTCTTGCTTCCTCTGTGGCTTGCGCATCCATAACTTTGAAAGCCTTGAGAATATCGCGTATGTCATTGCGACTGTAAGCAATGGTTTCACTTGCCATACCTCGCCTCCAATACTTCGATAGCTGTTAAAATGTCGTCTGCATCAACCCATTCACTCATTGGTATGTTGGTGGCAATTGCCAACTCAACCAATAATCTGCTTAGGCTTCCTGCTGGATGACTTTTGGGTCTGCATCACCGACTATTACATCGGCAATAGTTTCCATCCAAGCCTCAAATGGTTTAACTGGTTTTCCAGCAGCTTCGCGCTTGTGTGCGTTGTATGCTAAAAACATCAGATCCCACATGCCAAGTTTTTCTTTTGCTTGGCTAATAGTATGACCAGTTGATTTTTCCCATTTAGCCCACTCAGGCGGTTGGGCAATATATGTTGCTTGCTCGCCTGAGTTATATTCAATTGTAATTGGTAACTTCATTGTTTGCTCCCGTTGTTAGATCTTAAGTAAATGTTTCAGTTACTGCGCCACCTGTAACTAGGAATTCGTAAGTAACTGTTTGTGCATCCATTCCTGATCCACCAACTGTTGGGTAACTTGGCTTAATTGGGAATGAAAATGATGCGCCTGTTGCACTTACTAATGTGATTGTAATATCTGTATCTGGTGCAGTATCGCAAGCAGTCCAAAGTGCCTCACATACTGAACTTGTCTTGCCCCAATCGGCTAACATTTCAAGTGCAAATGTAGCTGATACATTTGTGGTTTTGTAAGCCTCGCCATCAAGTGTTTGATAGGTCTGTCGCTCTAAAACCTTTGTCAAAATTGCGCTAGTCGCTTGCGCTTCGATGTCTGTTCCACCTGTGAAAGACAACGAAATATCGCGACCGGTTATTACTGTGGTTGCCATGATTTCTCCTTATGCGGTTTGTGTGTAGTAGGTAGAAACTCGAACATCTGCAATTAGCAGCGTGCTTGCTCCAACTTGTGTAACAGTAGGTCTTTCTACTGAACTGACAACATATCCTGTTGGGATAACTGCCAGAACGCTCATTATTAGTTGCTCGATATTATCCAATGATGCAGGATTGCTATTGTAAGCAACGGCAACTGAGATTGTGTAATTAAGTTTTGCGTGAATAGTAGATTTGTTAATTGTTTCTAATTCAATGTATGGACTATCTGGCACAACGACAACAGCTG